TTATTTTGCCGGTATAATCTCAATCCAATATCCGTCTGGATCTTCGATAAAATATATCCCCATCCCCTCATTAACAAAGACAATGCAATCTAACTCCTCATGAAGTTTAACAGAAGCTTCGATATCATCAGTAGTCATTGCAAGATGATACTCGAGTTCTCCTAGTTCATATGGCTCCTTGCGGTCGTGTAAGTACGTGAGTTCCAGCTGAAAATCGGTTTTACCGTCACCAAGATAAACTAAAGTAAAGTTGTCGCCATGGTTTTCTCTAACTGGCTTTAGTCCAAGCGCCTTATCATAAAACTCAAGGCTACGATCTAAATCTAAAACGTTGAAGTTAAAATGGTTAAAAGTAAACATGTTTGCTCCTTTAAATTGAATAGAATACAAATTCAATTGTATTAGCGATTTCCTCGAGCATCTTTTAAACTAGGAATTCGTTTGATACCATTTGAAGTTGATTTAGTTAATTCGATTTCTTTCATACTTAAATAAATTTTTTCTGTATTATATCATACAATAATAGGCATCGATAAATGTCTATAAATAATTCAGCAGTATTAATGTACTAATAGTATAATCTAAAGTATTCTATTGATGTTTTGTTATATTTATTATTTAATTAAATCATCATCTTTTAAAGATGGGTATAATCAGGTGCGTGCTTCCCCTACGTGAGGTGGGCACCTGGTTTTTATTTGATATTCTGCACTCTACTTGCTTTATAAGCATGGATAACTTGCACATAAAACTAAAGCAATCATTGAAAAATCAACGATTCTAATCATTTTAGCAGACACGGGAACCCGTGGCTTCTCGTCCCACTCCTTGTTGATTTTGTTCATTAATATTGATATTATACATCCACGTTGAAGCTAGTTAACAAAGGGGCAGATATTATGGAAATTGGCGAAAAAATCAAATTTTTACGTATGAGACAAGGAATGACATTGGAAGAACTAGGTTTAAAAGTTGGTGTCGGCAAAAGCACAGTTAGAAAATGGGAAACAGGTCAAATAGCTAACATGAGACGCGACAAGATTGCAAGTTTGGCAGACGCACTTAATGTATCGCCCTCATACCTTATGGGTTGGGAAGATGAAATCAATGTTGATATGGATATGAAAAATAACAGCAGTAATACATCTGACAATATTGGTAATATAGATAAATTACTGTACTGTGAAAAAACGGGTGTCATGAATATTGGAGAAAGAATTAAAAATCGTAGAGTTGAGTTAAACCTTACACAAGAAGAATTGGCAAAGATGACCGGGTATACAACTAGGTCTACAATTAATAAAATTGAGCAGGGAGTTAATGACATGCCATTATCAAAGGTTTCGGTTTTCGCAAACGTACTTAACGTATCGCCCTCATATCTTATGGGGTGGGAAGATGAGATTAATGTTGATATGGATATGAGAAATAAAAGCGGTACTATATCTAATAACATAGGTTCTGATTCAAGCGAGTCAAACAATACATACACAACTAATAACGACTATTCTTCCCCATGCTCACAAAGGGAAAAGAGTTCAAACAAGGATACAAAAGCAACGATTACAAGTAAAGAACTGTTCTATGAAATGTTAATGGTATTAAAGGATATGGACGATGAACAGCTAAACGACATGATACGTTATGGTGAGTTTATAAAGGCTAGATAGGTGTGTATATTATGTATATAGAACAAGTCGGCAAAAACAAGTTTTGTGTAACGCTCTCACAAACCATAAACGGAAAGCGGTAAAGACATGCGAAAACCTTTACCACCACAAAGAAAAAGAAACCGTGAAAATGGCTCAATCGTGGGAGCAAGAAATAACTAGCAAATGGCTCTAGCGAATATACTCTATATATCCTTATATCGGCTGTATGGGATATTATAATTCCTAATACCATGACGGATATCGCGCCTGTAAAAAGCGAATATTTGACACTATGAACGATATAAACGTAGGTGATCTATCTCCTAGATTTATACAACAATGGATTGACAAGCTAGCTGAAACAGATACTCGCTCAAATGGAGCAAAACGCAAGTATTCTCCTAAAACTATCAGGTCAACATATTCTGTTCTATCACGTTGCTGTTCCATTGCCGTATTATGGGATATTCTCCCGGCAAATCCTTGCCACGATGTTATTATTTCAAACAACACAAGAAAATCTAATCGAATACTTACCTCATCAGAATTAGCCATATTTATAAACAACCTAGACACTCTACCAAAAGATAGTAAGGTCCTGTTCGAACTAGCATTATTCTGTCCTTTAAGACGTGGTGAGGTTCTCGCAATTGAGGACACTCCTATCGGAAACAGAATACTCATATACAAGGCACGTTACCGCTCAAAAGACGGAACGGACTTTATCAAAGAACCTAAAACATCATCAGGCAAACGATACTGTTCTGTTCCTGATTTCGTTCAGCAAGATATATCTGATTTAAGGGAATATCACGCAAACGAAAAGAAACGTCTAGGTGCAGCATGGAATAATAGTAAATATCTTATAAAGGCAGAAGATGGCTCACCACTATCACCGCAAGCGGTCAATAAGAGACTAACAAAGTATGTTCAAAGAATAGGAGTAGAGCACATAAACTATCATCAGTCACGCCACACATATGCGTCTATCGTGGCAAGCGAGGGTACTGATTTAGTTACCTTATCGAGATTAATGGGTCACTCTAATAAATCAACTACACTTAATATCTATACTCACCTATTCAAAGATGAAAACGATATAGGACAATCTGTCGCAAATAACTTTGATGATATGTTTAAAAACATCAAAAATAGTCACGAAAAAGTCACGGAATAAATAAAAAGAACCTTGCAACCGTTGAAATTGCAAGGTTCTTTTGGCGGAGGACATGGGAGTTTTTTATATTGATTTTAAGTGATTTTGATTGATTTAAAATGTGTATTTATCAACGCTTATAGCTATTTAATGCTATTTACAAAAAGTTGAATTTTATATAAATCGTGTACAGTTCGTGTACAGAGACAATAAAAAAAAGAGGGGGTAGCTCCCCCTCTCAATTACATAACGGAAATAGCTCCGTCTTTGTCTGCTTTGATGTCTACCGTTCCATTAGTGATAAGTTTTCCATCCTTGACAGCAAAGATAGCATTATCGCCCATAACTAATCCTTTTTCAACTCTACTGCCATTATCATTGTAGAACTGCCATTCATTATCAGATTTCACCCATCCGACTTGCATAACTCCATCGGAATTAAAGTAGTAATTTTTACCAGAGATTGCATGCATACCACTTATATAGGCACTTCCGTCGTTAGGTTCTAAATAATACCACTTACCACCAATTGACAGCCACCCTGTATGCATCTTGCAGTTACTATCAAAGTAGTACCATTTGTCTTTAATTTGCTGCCAGCCAGTAACAGCATAGCCAGAGCTATTGAAATAGTACCATGCACCATCTAGCTGCGCCCAGGTTGATTTATAGTAACTACCTTCTTTAGTCCTGTACCACCAACCCTTGGAATCTTGTACCCATCCTACAGTTGGAGTGGTTGAATAATCTGGTCTATAAATATTCCTGATGTTCTTTGGATATCTGATTCTTATAGCCACCCTTGAACCGCTTGTGTTTCCCTCGAGTGTAGTAAGTGTGCCATTTGCGTTTCTACTTATCACGAATCCTATGTGATCTCGCGAACCGCTCCCGGAGTTGTTTCCTTTACCCGACCAGCAGAATATAACAATATCACCAGCCTGAGCCTCTGACAGGTTTACCCATTTTAGATTCTTGCTACACCAAATCTGCGCATTAGCAACATTATTGTTTTTCTCCCACTTAATACCTAGGTGATTGAGTACATACGATACAAAGACTGCACACCACGCCCAACCTCTATATGAGGCTGAGCCGTAGTACCAGTCAGCAAATGTTGCTGAACCTTGCCCTAAAAACTTTCTAGCATACTCTATAACTTTGTTCCCATTCATCTTACACCTCCTTATCTGTTGGTGCATCTGATGGATCATGTTCCTCTTGTGATATTGCTGTAAATCCTGGTGTGTGCTCTCCGCCAATCTCATCTCTAGGCTTTTTGTAAGTCATAGCCATTTTAGAGTCACTTGTTCCTTTGGTTGTGGGGTCGATAACTACACCTATCTGCACTAGATATGCAATTAACATCTTCATTGTCTCAGCAAGTAGTTCCTGTTGTGGTACGCCTTTCTTGAACGCGTAATATACCTCTATCATCTGATATACTACGGCTATCAGTCCTACTATAAAGGTTGTCAGCCATGTTGCATTTCTAAATCTAACCTTCCAATTAATCATCATTTCTGCCTCCTTTTAGCAATAAAAATACCGAGTGTAACTCGGCTAATTACCTTTTAACTTGTTTTCGAGGTCTTCAAGGCGGTGATTTACCCCCTTAAGCCTCTCTTCAATAACAGGGATGCGACTAGCGAAATCGTTATGCCTTCTAACTTCCTCGGTCAATCTGTCAATCTTGAAATCCGTTAAGCAACTAGTCTTACGGATTCCGTATAGTGATCCCGCGCCTGCGCCTGTAGCCGTCACAATCGCCACTATAATGCTTGTCCAATCAATCATCTATTTTCCCTCCGCTACTAATTGCCAAGCTTCTTAACACCATAAATTCTGGCCGGTATCACAGAAGCATTACTTGTTGCTGCAGATGTGTTACCTTGAGATTTATATGTGCCAGCTCCAAAAGTTATTCTATGAGAGCTACCACTCCCGGAACTTGCAACCGTCCTCGCGTTTACCCAGAAATTTGTTCCACCACCACCAATCGAAGATGCGCAATATTTTACGGATTCGCCTTTTTTCAAACTTAAGCTAGAGCGAGCATTTTCGCCCACGTAGTCGTTCCACTCAATGATGTACTCATCGTAATTTCCATCTATTGACAGCGACTGCGACGAAAATTCTGAATTTGGTCTCGCGTTAGACCAAAGCAGCTTCTTTGTTTCCACGGTTGCTAGCATTTTCTTGATTTCTAATAACGTTTTTAAAACACTTATCATAGTGCACCTCCCTATACTCGTATCGACGCGCCGAAGAATGCAGCAAGCTCATTCTCTGCGTTACTGTTATCAATGCGTACATCACTTGTAGAGGCATTCAACTTCTGGAGTTCAGTTTTTAAATCATTGATATTATTCTGTAGCTTCCCTGCTGCAGTTCCGTCAATTGCCCCCGCAAGGATTGACTGCCAGCGGTCCGTAATTGCCTCTAGCCCGAAGTTCGTCGGAAATGCCGGAAGAACGAACCCGCATAGCTCTCTATCTGGTCTCTGATCAAGAATTGTGGCGCTCGTAATGTCAGTTGCCCCTGCACCAACATAGATATCAGCTAGAGCGAGCTCGTAATAATTAGGTTGCTGAACTAGATTAGGCGCTATAGGTGTTGTTGACGGCGTGCCTTCCTTCTTGTATATGAGCATGTTTCGAACACTGTCGGATAGGTCGAGCCTTACAACAATTCTGTCGATTCGCTTCAGCGACGGATGAGCTTGCGCGATGTTAATCGTCTCTTCTCTCGTATTTCGCCCAAGAGCTCCTTCGATAACGCATCCGCCCGGCATAACCTTAACTTTCATGCCCCCAACCGCCTGCACTTGCATGTCGGAGCCATCCGCCTTTACGGTCGTTACACCGTTAGACCAAACTGCTTTAAAAACTTCCCTTATATCACTATCCGACACAGCTCTATCACCGTTAGGGTCTGAGTCGAAATGCGACTGTAGTGGTAATGCAATCATTTAGTTACCTCCTTAAATACTTAAAGCGACATAGTTCTGTTTGCGAGGTGTTCCCATAACAAGCTGTACCTCTACAGAGTTCTTGCGGTGCACCTCCTTTACTTCCATTATCCGAGCCGTGAACATCTGCTCTATATCATCAAGGACTATCGTACATATGTCGCCTAGATTGTAGTCCTGTAGGTAGTAGAATGTGTTCTGTAACGCATCTACGTTAATCGTCTCTTGTTTCCAGTTATTCAGCATCTCGAGTTTCGCTTGGTTCCGTAGTTGCTCCCTAATAGTTGATTCGTTGGACACCTTAAGCTCGATGCCGGATACGTTCCCTTGAATCACCTTTTTCGGATATAGGTCAAGGTCTCGAGGACGATTGCCTTCATCAATATAAAACTCTCTAATTAAGCTCTTAGTGTTGCCTTGCTCGTCTGTAACTAGCTCCTCTTTTGAAAAGCCTGTCTCCTCCATTGTCTGCCTTGCCTCTACAATCGATACTACTCCGCTGTCGTCGTAGATATATTCGATTTTCGAAACGTTCGCCCAGCCAACTCCGAAGATTACTTTATCCCTTAAATCTCGACCGTGAAGAGGGTATACCTTGTATAAGAAGTGTGGCTCTTTTATTTTGCGTTGCCACTCCTCTATCCAATCAACAGACTCTTTATAAGTCTCGGCAACCTCGACCGATATGCTTAACCCATACAGCAAACAAGCATCATATAGCGATGTCGCTGCGTCGGTTCCGGCTTTAAAGGAATAGACTAGCTCCGGCATCCACTCGGCATCGTAGTCGCCCCACACTTGACCAGGTACCGAAGGCGGTATGCTGTGGTCAGTTATATGTGAGGAGTATTGACCGAGTGCGCTAGAATTGATGTTTGCGAAAAGTCCGAACACAACAGTTGCCCCTCTTTCGTTAACATTCTCGTCGGAGTGCAACACGACTTTAGATAGCACCTTTTCAGCGAAGAAGCCTGATACAGTCACCATTGCCCCTTGAGCGGTTACTTCGTATACGGTCTTCTGGATTATGCCCGTCTCCGGACGTCCTGTGTTGCGTACGAACTTCGCATGTTTGTTCCAATCTTTCGCAGCGAGATGTATAGAGAAGTCACCCGGTTCGGTCCATTTTCTATTCCATGACACTTCTATGAAGTCGAGATCCTCTAGGCGATTCATGAACTTATCAAAGAACTGTATCATACGCCATCATACCTCCCTATATACTCTATGCTTGTCCTCAGTGCGGACGCCCCTGCCTCTGCATCGACTTTGACAACATTGTCACCATAATCGAGTACAAACTGTCTAAAGTCGTATGGGTCGTCGCCCATACCTAATGCGAGTATTTTGTTGTTGTGTACAGCATAGGAGCGAGAAGTATCAATTGTGATTGTGTCGCCTTTCTTGAGTTCTACATTCAGAACAGCAACATTGTTGTTAACCTTAACGGTGATATTCTTCGCGTAGCCCTGCGACTCAATCTCGATAATAGGCTGTGCTGGGGAAGAGCCGAGGTATTCGACAACCTTTTCGGTTGCGACCTCTTCTCTTGAAAAATTCCGCTTCGCACCACTTCTAAACGCATGAGGCCACGCCCATAGAGGTTGACTCTTACTAAAACTCGTCTGATCTCCCTCTACAGCGAACAAGTCGGCGTGCGGTGACAAGAATTTTATTGTCATGTCCGGACGTTTATAGACGTTCTTTGTCGGAATTGACTTTCCTGTAAGTTCGCAATCCTTCGCAATTCGAGTTACTCCGTTATAGGTGATGTATAAGTCAACTCTATAACGGTTGTTGTGGAACCCTTGAGCTTTCGCCCTCGCCTCGTGATTCTGTGCTTGTGCGGTAATAGTTATTTCCCTTGGGAGTCTGCGCTTTCCGGTGATAATTGCACCATCTCCAACCCCTCTTGCCTCTTTTGAAACTTCTATATCCGCTGCATCTACCCCCGTAACAGAAGTAGTTCGCCAGTCGTCTGACTCGTAGTGAAATATTAGGCCGTCACTACGAACGGCCTTTAAAACTAAATTGTGTATCATTATTGTGCTCCTGCTAGTCCTAACTTCGCAGTCTCCCACGATACTGCTCTAGATACGTCCGCCGGTGACTTCCACGGCTGATTGAAGTTGATAGTCTGATTTACTTCAACGTTTTGGCTTGAACCTGTCGCACCGAAGATTCTTGAACGTTCACCACTAATAGCTGAGGCTATAGGGTTAATCTCTGGGGCGTCTATCAAGAAGGCATCCTGCACTAGCCCCATTTGCTCGCCTATAGAGTTCAGCAGTCTGCCAGTGTTCTTCACGATTCCAACATCCATACCGTCGATAAGCATCTTACCTATCCAAGTTGTGAACCTTGATGGCGAGTTAATATCGAAAACACTCTTTAACTTTGCTTTACATTTTGAACCAAGCGAACTAATTAAGCCAAACACCTTGCCAAATCCGGCCTTTATACCATTAATAAGCCCCTGCAGGAAGTGAACTCCAATGCTATAGAGACTGCCCAGCGCGCCACGAACTCTGCCAGGAAGTGACCTTGCGCCACTAATAACTGCTGAACCAGCCCTTGCAAATCCGCTACGTATACCGCTTGCAAAGCCTACTAGCCAATTGATAGCAGTAGATACTAGCGACCCTATTCCACTAATAATCTTGCTAGGGAGTGATGTCGCAAAGTTCCACACCGCATTGATAACGTTCGCAGCGCCTATTAGGAAACCTTCGATAAACCCCCAAATCCAATTAACTGCGACCGTAACTAGACTGCCTAGCCCTCTGCCTATTGCGTTTAGAACCGAAATCGCAAGGTTGCCAACAGCCGAGAGAATTATCGGTATGCACTTTACGATTCCGCTTACAACAGCAATTGCAATCTGCGGAAGTGCTGTAACAATAGCGAGAGCTAGCTTTCCCATACCGACGATAAAAGTCTTAAGGAAACCCAAGGCAATGCCTTCGCCACCCTTTGCGCCTGCCTGCTCTCCTCCTTGCTTTGCGCCTTCACCCGACCGGGTAAATAACTCGATGAGCACTTTAGGGATAGCGGTTATAACCGCTTGTAGTGCCTTTGGTAATCCTGTTGCGATATCTTGCGCAAGTTGGCCGACTTTCTGGAATAGATACGTTCCGAGATTGTTCGCAAGTTGACCGAGTGTCGATAGAGCAGATGGCAACGCTTTCCATATAGCCTTAGCTACAGTTGGCAAGACATCGAATAAAACCGTCTTAATTCCTTCTACAGCGACTTTAAAACCCGCGCCTATACCTTTTATCAATTCTGGTATTTTCGCCTTAAATGCAGCTATTTTCGAATGAATCAGAGCAACAGCCTTATCAACTCCACCTATCTTGTTTACCCACACACCGAGCGCCGTTATAGCCGCACCAACAGCGACTACTATCCCTGCTGGTGTAGCCATGAACGCAGCAATTGACTTACCTGCTGAACCAAGCACACTTGATAGCTTTCCGACTGCCGACTGCATCCCTATAGGGATGTTGAGTAGTTTAGTTCCTAGCCCTGGTATGATCTTATCTACGCCAACACCTAGGTTTAGCCACATAGAATTGTGGAACGCGCTGAAAAATTTCATTGCACTACCCATTGAGCTCTTTATAGCTTCGTTGAATACAGCCCACTTCTGTACCGCGTAAAATGTTACCATCGCAGCAGTAAGTGTTGTTACTGCTGTCGTTACTGCTCCAATTAGTTTCGGGTATTTATTTAGTTTAGATGCGACCGCACCTAGGTGAGGTACGATACGCGTTAGCAGATTATATAGTGGTTTAACCGCATTACCCGCTAAAATTTCGAGGTTGCCTTTTAATGCGTCAACTTGTGCCGCAAAGGTCTTACTCCCCTCTTTCATCCCATTAAAGAACTGTCCGCCTTTAGATGTTGCGTGCTCAATTGCTGCTTGCACATCCTGGAAACTGATTTTTCCTTGTGCCATTTGGTCTTTTAACTCTTGATATGTGCCTCGACCCATTTTGGATAGTTCCTTTAATGGGTTAAATCCCGCATTGATGAACTGTAATAGGTCCTGCCCCATCAGCTTTCCTTGTGACGAAACTTGTCCGAATACAAGTCCGAGTTGCTGGAACTTCTCTTTATTTCCAAGAGAAATGTCGCCTAGTCGTCTTAAGTGACCACTAACACTCTTAGAGTTAACACCGAACGCTAGTAGCTGTTGCGATGCAGCTGCTAAATCAGTTGTCCTAAAGGGCGTTTTCATAGCAAGCTTACGCAGTTCTGCCACGTGTTTATTCGCTTTACTGGCACTGCCTAGTAACACCTTGAACTTGCTCTGAAAGTCTTGCATTTGTGAATTATATGCAATCCCCATCTTCGCTAGTCCGACGGCGTGCTTTGCTACCACAAACCCCATGCCTGCGGTAAACAGTTTCTTAACGGTAGACATGCCAGTGCTGACACCTTCGCTTTCTACTTTGGTGTCAAATATAAGTGTACCGTCTGCCATTATTTGAATACCTCATCAAATTTCTTTCCCGCTACCTCTTGCCCCTCGGTTAGCTTTCCTGGGAGTGCGAATTTATCTCGTAGCTTTTTATAGTCAGGATCATCTCCGTCGTATGCTCTTATCTCAATAACTTTGGATAGAGCCGTATTTGGTGGCAATCCGTCCAAAAGAGCCTTGAACTTGTACCAATGGAGCTCATCTGACTCTAAATCGTATAAATCTATGTTGTATGCCTGTTTAAACGCTGCATAAATCAGATTTTCGTCGATTTTAAAGTCTAAAACATTGACACTGTTCTCGCTTTGCTCAACTTCTTTGCCACAGTGATAAAATTCAACAATCTTCTCTATTGCACTTTGAGAGAAATACCGCATAAATGACGGATTTTTGCCTAAAAAAAGCACAGATAAGTCCTCTAGCTCGGGTAATGCGAGCCAAAATCGGAAATCTGTGCGTATAGGGTACTCAACACCGTCAATTATCAGCGATTTAGGTAGCCTTCTAAAAGGTAACTGCATTATTTTAACTCAGATAGGTTTGCAACATTGCGCAAGAGCTCGTTTGCAGCTGTAAATGCTGGTCTATCCATTTCCGCAGCCTCTTTTCTCATCATGTACTCCGTTAACGGAGCCATGTATACGTCGTCAATCTCCTTTACGGCAATAGCAGACTCTACAACGGAAATCTGTTCCGAATCTGCTGTGCCGAACACATCCTTGATGCCTTCTCGTCCGATTGTTGCTTCTAGAACCTTCATTGCGCTGTTGTGAACTTTTACATCACCTTCTCCAAATGTTGCGTTGAAGTCATCGAACAGCTTTGCAATCTTCGGAGTCCTCTTCGGTAATTCGAACTCCCTATCATTTAGAATAATTTCCATTGTTATATCTCCTTTGCGTAAATAAAAAAGAGGGACTGTTACATCCCTCCTAAAAAGTGTATTAATTTAGTGATAACTTATGCGCCAGCTGCTTTGAACTTAGGCTTTCCGCCCTCTTCTGTAACTGTACCCTTAATAACTGTACCTCTGAGCTGTAGGTCAAACTCAACCTTGCCATCTACTGCATCTAGAGTCTTTACAACTACAGTTGCTGGTACGTTCCAAGCCTTCCATGTACCTGTCTTTGCAGCATCCTCGTCGAACTTGTACACAAGCAGAAGGTCTACAACTGCCTCGCCTCCAGTCTTGAGGTTGTATGCCAAGTCCCAAATAAGAGCAAAATCGGGTTCCTCTCTGTACATTGTGAGAGGAAGTCCGCTAATCTCTGGCTTGTACTTGTCAAGCTCGATTGTTGGATTCTCGTCAGCAATGTAGTCGTACTCCTGTGTACTAGCACCGAACTCTAACTTGAGCTCAGTTGCCTTCTTAATTCTTGTGTAGTCCGTCGCACCTTTACCTTTTAAAAACAGTGCGACTTCGTACTTTTTAACCTTGCCTTCACCTTTCATTAATTCTTTCCTTTCTTGTGATAAGTGATCCCGATTGATATTTGATAAACTGAATCATCGTTTTCGATATCAATCAAATAATAGCCGTTTGCTATAAAAACGCCCTCGATACCTTCTACATCAGGTAGGTTGCCTATGCGGTCTTGCTCCTCTATCCAATCCTCTAAGACTGCCATAAGGTTGTTAGACCACTTCCTATCGTGTTCAAGCTGTGCGTCTTGGCGGAGCAAAAAATAGTAGTACTCATTAACCACCTTGGAGCCGTCCACAAATTCGGTGACATCTCTCTGCGCTTGCTTGTAAACTCCAACGCGGTCAGCTCCCTCTTCAAGTCGGTCAGTATCTATGTCCTGTACGTGGAAGAAGCTACACCCACTTAACCATATCTTAATTTTCTCGCTTTTAGTCACCATTTGTTACTTCTCCTTCGCACCAGCGACTTGCGCTGCTACTTTTAGTAATTTGTTTCGTCCGCCTTCCCTCTTCATTCGCTCGAACCAGTAGTTACCCCTTTTTGGCGCCCCTTTAAAATGAGCCGGTCGATAATACCAACGCCGAGCATACGGAGTCCTATACACGACTCTGCCGGAACCAATTTTTGTGTGAATCGTTCCAGAACGCACAAGTGCGCCAGAGTCATGCGGTACGTACGGTTCGCAGAGCCTTAGGACCTCCTGGTCAACAGCTCTCTGAACCCTCCCACTTGGCTCAAGCCCTCTTTTGCGGAGTATCTCTGCTATAGGTCGCATCTCGACTCTTGCGTCTTTGATTTTGAACCCCATTATGATGTAAACCTCCAATGCTTGAGTCTGTCGCGACGAGAGTTATCTGTAAACGTGCGAATCGTGAAAAAAGTGTAGTTCTTCTTGATGCTTTCAAACTCTCGATTTGACACATTAATCATAGGGCACTCCCCGAGAACAATGATGTCTTTGCCTTTAGTGTCAAAAAACAACCTGTTCTTTATGTCACCCTTTATGGGGATAGTAACTGAAATTTCTTTAGTCTTAAATACCTTACCGCTACTATCGGTAGTGCGAACTATCTTCTCTCTCCACTGGCAACCTTTTATAACAAAGCGCTCCCAATAATGGTCGTCATTGCTCGTAGGATACGAACTATACATTGTTATCGTGTCTGTGAAGTTCATTACATGCACCCCGTCAATCCTGTACCAGATAAAGCTTGTCGTACTGCTCGTTCTAGTCCGCTCTGCCACTCCGTCTCACTGACATAGTGCTCGGAGTACCCATCATTAGATACGATAGATACTCCCGATACACTTGCCCTTGAATGTAGTTCATGTATAACTAGAGCGATTACCCCCTTGACTCTATCATAACGATAATCTTCCGGATGATCCTCGCTAACCTCTTCAATTCGGCCACTAGTAATACCGTTCAGTATCACTTTCGCCCTGTTATAGAGTCTGTTAACATCCACGTCTTCGTCGTTATAATAAGTCTGGTATTCCTCTGTCATCATTGATAGCATTTAACTACTTCTTTCCGCCTTCCTTTGGCTCTTCCTCTACGATAACTTCGTCAGTTGCCTCGTCGAACTCAAGTCCTATAACTCTGCTCATGATTTACCTCCTATGCTACTTGCAAGCTCCAGCGATGCCGTTAGCCTTGTTAACGTAAACGTCTGCGATACCAACCTCGCGGAAGTTGAACTGCCAACCGTCAGCATCCTTGTTATCCTCTGGAGCGATTGCCTTGTTAACGTTTCTCTTCTGGTACTGGATAACTGCAGAAGGCTCAACGATTAGGAAGTCAAGCGACTTGCCTGTAGTAGCCTTCTTGTATCCGCCCTTCTCCTGTCCGCTTGTCTTTCCGTCGTTTACCTCGATAGCAGTGAAGAATCTGCTAGCTGGAACCTTCTGAACGACAGCGAACTGCTGTAGAATCTCTTTCGACTTAGTTGTGTCTAGGTCTCTAATCATTCCGTATACAGTTGGCGACACGAATAGGATTCTTCCGTCCTCTGGAACCTCGTTGTCGGTCATTGTGTCGTACGCCTTAGCAATCGCCTTGATAGCGGAAGCGCCGTCTGTAATAGCGCTAGTTGCGATGTTGGCACCAGCCTTCTTGCAGTAGTTTGCGAATCTGAATGCGTCTAGCTCGGGGATTACCTTAGTTCTCTCAAACTCAGATGATAGTCTTCCGAATGCAACTCCTGCGGTTGATGCGTCGTCTTCTGCGTCTACAAGGAACTTACGACCTCTATCGAAGTTGCACTTAACTGTCTCGTTTGTGAGCTCTACACTTCCCATAGTGTATCCTGCAGAACGGTCGTAATCTGCGAGTCCATCCATGTCAATCTTTGGAATAACAAGCTCGTCTGCATTCGCTCCCTGCTGTGCTAGTTCTGAAGCACCGTCGAGCACCGCAGTAACAGAGGATGTCTTGTACACCTCGTCTAGTAGGTCAACGTACATTTTAAATTTTGAAATCTGATTTGCCATCGTTTAGTTTTCCTTTCCTGTTGGTTTGAGTCCCATAACAGCCCTTGCAGTTGCCATAGCTGCATCATTTCCGTCTGTGCCTGTATCAGTTCTGCCCGACGAGTCTATTCTTGCACCAGACGGCTTTGCGTCTGATCCGAACAAGAAGGATGTATCTTCCGATTCCTTTAGCGCCTTAATTGCTGCATCGATGTCATTAGACCTATCCTTGCTCGCCTTTAACTCATCAAGTTTTAGCTCAGCTCTGATGCTTGCCTTCCTTCTTCCGCCAGCTTTGGTAATTGCATCATCCAGGAGCTTGTCAAACTCTGCGCCTTCTAGTTTGCTCTGCATTTCCTCGATTGCCTTCTGGTGCGCAGCATCCTTCTCTTGTGCTGCATTTGTTAGTTCTGCAATCTGTTTCTGTAGCGCTTCTTTGTCGCCAGCAGATGCCTTTAGGTCAGCAATAGACTTGCTCTGTTCGTCAAAGTCAGCCTTTACCTTGTCGTACTGTTCCGCCTTTTCTTTTAGCGGATTAACCTCCGCATGGTGTGCGTTTAGTAGCTTGGTAATCTGGTCTTCGTCTGTAATGCCTAGCTGTTTAATTGAGTCTCTTGTTAATGCCATTGTGATTTATCCTTTCTTTTAACGTCCAAACAAGCCCTTATGTTCAGACCAACTTGTGTCAGACCTCACCTTTAACGCCGCAGTCCAAGGGCAATAAAAAAGCACCGCTTCATTGCGATGCTAATTAACTTATTTAGTTTTTATGTTTATCTTGTTTTAGATCTTCCCAGGCTCGCCTAGAAGCTTTGCTGTAACTATCTAGCGTTTTTTCATTTTCCTTGTCGGATTTAGTGTAGTCGTGTGCCCATTCGTCCGGGAGATGCACGGCATTTTTATTTTTCAATTCTTTCATAATTCCAACCAAACCTTCCTGCAACACGCCTAACAATCTCGTTACTATGTTCCTTCCACGTTGCTTTTTGGTCGCCGGTTTCGGCAAACATTTTTTTGTATTTTGGTAGCGTATAACCATGAATATCGCGGTAAGTTTGCTCAATAGTTTCAAGGCTAGGTCTTAACCCTGTCCCCACAGATAGCGAGTACCTTGTGCCGTCGTGCCCTATAACCCACATAGTTTCAACACTTCTTATGTTGCACATTATACTCATGTCGTTTATAGAAAACGATGAGCCACTTGGATGATTGTGTAGTGATACTATACTGTTTTTTTCAAGAGAATTCAAATATAAAAAATCCTCAATTGAAATACCCACGCTGTTAGAATCACCCGTTTTAAACGGTAAAACTTCGTTTCCGTTTTTATCCAGCCATATTAAAGCTTCAGTTCCGTACTTCTTTCCGTGTTCTAAAACTTTCTTTTCTGCTTTTTGAAAAGGACTTAGAGTTTTACCTATCTGCTCGCTACCACTATACTTTGTATACTCAAAATCTCGCTTATACCCTTTAACGTAAAGCCTTTCAAGATTCTGCTTAAGCCCCGCCTTACTGCAGAACCTTGCGTATCGCTGTTCTTTTGCCTTAATGGCCGCTAGCCTCGTAGTGTCTCCACCTATATACTGTCTTTTTAACTCTCGCAGTTCTCTCTCGAGTCTCCTCTGTACCTGCGTTGCCTGGTAATATGTGTAGGTTCGTCCGTCAACCGTTACGGGGTCAGGGTCTTTTTCAATCGGGTTAGGCTCAGATACGCCCTCCAAGAACGGATAAAAAGTATGTCTGCAGTTGTACCCACACAAGCCTAATGGATCGTCCGGATACCCCGTAACATCAGATAGCTTATATATTTTGTATCCCAGCCTCTTCTCTTCTTCTGGATGTTGCCTACCGCTTATGCTGTACACTCTTCCTTGCCAGTATGCGTGGTCAGCGTGTCCATCACCCTCACGGGCTCCTGCATGTGAGGATACTTCTACAAGGTCTGTTCCAAGCTGTGTGGCGTTGTCCATTGATATTTGCGCAGCCATTTGACCTAGCGTAGTGCGAACCGCAAGTGCAGCAGCTACATCAATACCTCTTGAGATACCCGAGCGAAAGTCAATGTGTCTAATTCCGCTCTTCTCGAGGTCTGATACGACTTTTTCGACTGCTTGACCGCTTGAAAAACCACCCGAGGCTACGTTCATTACCATGCTATCCATTGCGTGACTAAACGCTTTATCTAGCCTTATAGGTGCACCGATAAACTTAAACCCAGTAGAGTGTGTAAGGTTCTTCAGTTCATGGGCGAGCCGCTTTGCAGCAGATTGATTAATCTTGCCGAGCTCCGGACTATATCTTAAGTGCCTGCCCTTCGACTTCCAGAAGGATAAATCGTCGTTAAAAGCCATTGTGCCGGCACGACTTACAATATCATCACCCTGCGCCTTTGCGTCCGCTACAAGCTGTTTTATGCGGTCTCTGACAGCCCTCTTGTAATCGAGTGTGTTCTTCGCAATCATAGCTTGATACGCCTTGTCTGCTTTGAGCTCTCGCATGACCTTGTTCCGAATCTCCATCGGCTTATATCCCATAGCCTCAAGAGTCTTTGCCTGTAGTTCTGCAGTTTCAGTCCAACGCGACTCCTTGCGAACTCTACGAGCAATGTCTTGTATGACGTCCTGCTCTAGTTCCTGGAACAGCGGTATCATTTCCGCAGATAGTTGCTCTTTCTGTCTATCCGATAGCATATCGAATTACTCCCCTATAGGTTCAATCGGGTCCGCCTCTGCTCCGCCTTCGTTGTACCACTTTGTCGCATCCTCTTCGGATAAGTTGTACTTCTCCATAAGGTAATTGATAACCAGTTTCGGAAGTCCAAATGTTTGCGCATCTTGTCGCATCGCTTCAAGTTCGCTCTGCCTGTCAATGATAAAGCTGTCATCATATCCGATTGTTACTTCGGAATCGAGTGTGTACTGAGTCTTATTAAACGCATTCGAGAACCATAGCAGAGCCTTGATTATCCCCTCTATGTAGTCGGTCAAATTCTGTCTCTGTTTGTTCAACTCTTGCATAGAGTCTTGTTTGGTTCCGATGTATTCCGTCGCGGTCTTTATCTGCCCATTTTCAAAACTATACTTACGTGATCCATATCCGAACTTAAGAGATAGCAGAGATAACACAAGCTCGAAAGAGCGAGTAATCTCGTCCACTCTAATCTCCGGATTAATTTCTTGTATCAGCGAGCCTTCCTCCGGAAGAGCTTGCCCCATAGACACGAATAGCTTCTTGTGTTGCTTGTTCGGTGTTATCGGCTTTCCCGTTTCGTCAAATTTGCAAAGAGCTTCATTGTACAGGATCATCTTGTCAGATTTATCTAGGTCGCCAAAAAGCACATTGAAAACCAGGTCAACGGCTTTCAGCTCCGATATAGCTCCGTACAATTTCGGCAGTCCGTAACCTTGCATATCAGTGAGATTGTTAACGGCCGCAGTTGTCAGCACCGCAAACGGCTTAATTTCACCCAGCAAAACTTCGATGTGCTTATCGACTAGCTCTTTACCATTATGATCAAGCACCACAGTCGTTGCCCTATATTCGTCATTAACAAGTTCGAAGAGTACGATAGTCGTCTGAGTCTTGCCGTTAAGCGTGTCCTCCGATGCAAAGGCGCATTCGGTGATAATCCCCTTCTCGACATTTAGCGGAAATATACCCTTTGGAGGAACATATACAATCTCGACTTCTCCGCCTTGTAACTCTTGCGTGTCTAGTACATCAGCACCAACAACTCGAACATATGCTGCAACAGTACCTTCTGCTGCGATTAGCTCTAGCTGTCTTCTGATGTTCTTTTGAAAGTTTTCTCTAGCAAAGACCTCATTGATGTAATCGCTACTCGCTCTGTCCTCGATGGTTAAATCTACAACTTCGCACAGATTCGCGTCGTCCTCACATACCCTTTTTGCAAAACCAGTTCGAGCCACTTCGTACTTCTCGCCGTTAACAGTACAACGGTCGTGGAATCCCTCTATCGGCTCCGTTCTATACCAACTATCGCAGATGTCTATCAGCTCTAGCGCCTTGCTGTTAGTTCTGTATCCTCTTTTGTTGAGGAATTCAATAATATGCGTTCTCACTTACGTCCTCCTATAGGATGAAAATAATTTATGAAGTAACTCCATGAATAGAAGTCAGCATCGTATGTATCTACGTCCGTTGAGAAGTCATCAAGTAACTTCTCATCTTTACTCTTACTGTCATACACCATTTCACTGATTGAATTTGCGATCGGTTCGCAGAAATCCTTTACCCAGAGTAGGCGCCCGGTGTTGATTACAGCATTATAGGCAAGCACCCTGTCACTAAACTCCGTCTTGCGGCATCCTTTCACGTTAACGCCAATGCGGTTAGTCGTACTGTATAGCGCAAGTCCGTTCAGTATGAGTTGCTCCGCGTTGTCAACGAATGCAGCTGTTATTGGCACTCCTGGATAAAGACTTCTGACCTCGCTTACAAACTCTCCGAAAGTGTTATATATCTTCTCTGGATCAACTGTGCCTTTACTATGAACAATACGTTTGTAATATAGTCGTATCTGTTTTTTGAAACCTTTCGTTATCCCAGTAGCGACGAACGGTGTATGCGACTTCGTTCCGCCGATGTCTATGCCGATAAAAATCTGAACTAGCTTGTGTTGGCTCTTAATAAGCTCGTCGTAGCTAATTGCGTACTTGTCTGCATCATCTGCGAACTGTGGATGTACAAGTCCTTCAGCTCCGACCCATAAACCTTTAATAAAGCGCTTAAAAAAGACACCAACGAATTGGCGTCTGTATCGTTCCTTTATTGCCTCCGACAACGACAGATTGTCGTCCATCGTGAAGTGTATGTATATAAGGTCTTTGTCTTCCGCCTTGTCAATCCAGTTAAGCTTGAACCAATGGCGCGGTCTATCCGGATTGCAATTGAACCACCACTTAGACCCCTCAACCGAGCAACGAGCGGTAGCCTGGTTAACGAAGCTCTCCGGCATAAGTGCGACTTCGTCGAAGAAGAACCCCGCCAGAGTGATACCCTGTACAAGGTCTTGCGAACGTTCGTCCTTGCCACCGAAGATGTAATAATAATTCGTTACACCGTTGCGTCTTACTTCAAGTAGGTTGTCGGCTCTATGGTCTTTAAACCTATAGCCCCTAGCAAAGAGCATCAACTTAAGAGGCTTTAAAACATTTCGCCTAAAAGCCCCGATAGTCTTACCAGCCATACCGAAGTTCTCACCGTCAAACGTCGCCATCGACCATATGACGTAAGATAGCGCCATTGATACAGTCTTACCGGAACGAATAGCCCCGTCCGCAATAATGCCGTTCTTATCCTGCACCGGTGACTCTGGAAGCCACCACGTAAGCACCTGCTTCTGCTTCCTGCTAAACGGTTGAAACCTAAATACTTGCGCTAGTCTTCCCATACGTCTGTAACCTCGCCCTTAAGAGCATCGATAAATCCATCGTCTTGGTAAGTATCTGCGCCATCGTCTCCCTTTGCTTTAGCAGTCTGTGCCTTAATGAGCTCTATGCGTGATTTCTGCTCTTCTGTTGCCATATCCCAATCACGGTGTAGCATCTCATCGTACTGCTTGATTAAGCTTCGTAACTCGCCCTGTGCCCTTGCCTGGGCCTTAAGGAAGTTATTCTGCTTATCCCACGCCTGCTGTACTTCCCATTTTGCACCGACTACGTTGCCGTCTCGTTCCTCTACACGTTCGATCGTCTTATCGTCTTTATCCTTCACATACGCAATTCTCTGCGCTCTGATAATGGCTGCATAGGCAATCTGTATTTGATGCCATAAAAGGTCAAGTGGATTAGCCTTTTCAACAGCCTGTACGATATCAAGTGTTTCTTCCGGGAGATACTTAGAAAAGAATCCGTACTTCTCGGCGTTGGTATTCTTTTTAGGAGCACCCGCACCTTTTGCGTTTTGATTGCCTCGAGGTGCGCCTTTGCTTTTACGAACGTTCGCATTCTTTTTATTCGAACGTTCGGCACCCCAGTTATAAACACTCTTCCACCGCCTTACAGTGCCTTCTGGTAATTCCATCTGTTTAGATATCTCTATAAGCTTAAAGCCTTTATTATATAGAGCCTCGGCTTCATCTGCTTTAGGATTCCTCGCCTTTGGCATTCAGCCTCACCTCTTCCCTTTGTTTGTTTTGTATGTACTAAAAAAGAGCCCCGAAGGACTCTTTGGTGCTAATCTATTTTCAATATTCCTTTTTGATTTATCAAATCAATACAAGCCTCTCTGTTTAAATCTCCATTCTTAAATTTTTCAAACATTTTAAGGAATTCTTTTGTCTCAATTATCAACGAGCCATATTTATTCTCGGCTTTATCTATCTGTTGTTGATCTACAGGAACTCGTTCAGCTACAGGTATTTTCCTTTGGCTGTCAATAATTAAAAGCCTTATCACATCATCCTCACTTACACTGTTCTTTTCTGAAAAACTAGTAAGATGATTATCCAGCTGAGATAAATGTTGCGTAGTTACTTGACTTGTTACACCTTTCACTTCGCCAATTACGAATTTATCATCTAACTTGAACGCAAAATCTTCTTTCTTCACATCTGTAAATCCAGACAAGTCTATATCAAATAGCTGTTCTATCATATCCTTTACAACATCAGCTAATTCATCACCCTGTGTATACAAAATAGATTTATATCTTTCGTTCTCGATAAGCTTTTCATTGGCAGCTGTTATTTTTGCTTCTTGGTCTTTGATTTCCTGCTCTGCTATTTTAATCTTTTCTCTTTGAATTACATCATCAAACATAGTTACGTCCTCCATCCAATCAGGAACGTTTTCTTTGTTCTCTTTGATCCAGCCAATTCTTTTTAAGAATAATTCCAGTTGTTCATTATTTAAAATTTCTAAAGTTGTGTAGCAACAATTTTTATCATTAGTTGATACTATTCCAGATTTATTTGATAATTTTTGTCTCTGGTTATCCGTGTCAATAATTAAGAAATCAGAATTGAATTCTTCACCATCTATTATGGTTTTTGACTTGGCATATTTTAACCCAATGCTGTAGACCAACAAAGGATTTAAAACACCACCACTTAGAGCTTCAACCATATCTTTTAAATCAATATGTTTATAATATTCATTAGCACTTTTTCGATCATATCTAAAGCTGCTATTCTGGGGCAATATTACTAATGCCTTAGATGTGTTTTCATAATATATTTCTTTGATAATTTTACTAATAGACTCAAAATCCTTTTGGCAATTCACATACGTTGTATACCTATCATTATTTGTCCAAATGGATTTATCCGTTAAATCTAAAATATTAATATCAAATTCATTAAAATGCGAAAACCCATTAAATCGTGTCTCCGTGATATCTTTATTTTTAAATTTATTAGTGTTTCCATTTAGAGTAATGTGCTGAATTTTCATTATCTATCCTCCCTACAAGACTATGCCCTGATTGTATCACAACGAAAGAGACGTGACTATCTGCCACGTCTCTTAAGGATTTAAGTCTTTGTAAGGGAAACTCGGATGTGGGGTCTATTCTCCCCCTCTCCAGCTTTTGCTTGAGTATATCATAAATCAACATAGTACCTCTAATCAAGTAAAACGACCTCTAATCTTTTGAGGATATCTTGATGTTTTTGATACAGCCTCTGATACGAATAATTCATCCTATCCGTTGCTTCTTTCCAAAGCAAGCCGCGCACGTATATCGCATATACAATATCCCTCTCCAGTGGGTCGCTTAACGTATCAGCAAACAACGCGGCTTTATATACAAGCTCTGCTAGCTCATCTATATCTCGCTCGACTTCTGCCCGTAGGTCAACCGCCATACTTAGACAGTCGCTAACTGAGTCGCACACACTAGACTGTACACGCTCCTTGTAATCGATTGCTCCACCAGTTGCTCTAGTCTCGTACAGTTCAATACGCTGCATCTTGCGTTTAATGTGCTTGCGTAATTTTGGTATACGCAGCAGTTCCTCTCTAGTTATCATCGTCAATCTCCCAGTTCAGATACACTCTAGCCTTCTTAAGGTCTTCTGTGCGATTCTTTTTGTCCGCTCTAAGCAAATACTTAAGTGCGCAGCCTCTACAATGCGCTTTGAAACCATCTTTACCAAGTACAGCCTCTATGACGTCGATTGCCTCGATGTCTAGCCCGTCAAGCTTATAGTGGCTAGGATTCTTGATTGTGTCCTGTGCGGATTTCACACGCTGGGCACCATCTCCGTTCTCGATTCGCTGTAGCTGCCTCTGAATCTTGTATTTCTTGATTACATCAACCTGCTCATCCGGTATGTCCCGCAAGTACTTAATTTGCGAGATCATAATCTCGACGTCGGCGATTTCTTCCACAACGTGTGTATTGCTGCTACCGCCCAGCGCCTCTATAAGCTCGTTAAGTTCTTCCTTGCACTTCCCTAGCTGATTTTCTAGCCCGTAGTGGTCGGCTATGTACTTCAAATCTTCGTTAATCATTTTGCACCTCCTAACTGCTCTGCGTATCGCTGAGCCTCTCGCAGTGTGTCGAATCGCACCGTCTCTCGTTCCCTTGCATATACGTAATGCCCTCTAGTCGCCCAACGACAACCGCTAATTACTCTGATTGCCTCTCGCTCCGTAATTACCGTTACTCCGTACGGATTTGGAACTGGAATATACTCCTTTGTGTGCCTAAATGCCCCGTAAGACTCTGCGCTTAATATCCATTTAGCCATTTTGCGCCTCCTTAATTCTCTTAATTCGTGCCTTTAGCGATTCCATGACGAACTGCTGAACGTCGTCTTTTCTCGCTAGCGCTGCCATAACGTCCTCGTCTCTCGTCCCCTCACACACTAAATGGTGTATGATAACCTTCTCCGTCTGCCCTTGCCTGTGCAGTCTCTTGTTAGCCTGCGTGTATAACTCGTAGTTCCAGTTGAGCCCGAACCAAACGACGTGATTGCCTCCTTGCTGTAGATTAAGCCCATAAGCCGATGATGCCGGATGCGTAAGAAGTATATCAATCTTGCCCGCGTTCCAGTCGTCCTCGTCCTCTGTCGTCTTAAGTTCTCTTACAACTAGTCCCGTCTTGGCTAGAGCCTTCTGGAGTCTCTCCTTGTCGTGCTGATAGTTATAAAAGACTAGTGCGTTCTTACCCGATGCGCTAAGGCTCTCTATAAGCTCCATAAAAGCCTCTATCTTGCACCCATGCACCTCGTGTACGCTGTGGTCTTCTCCGTATATTGCGCCATTACCTAGTTGCAGTAGCTTGTTCGATAATGCAGCTGCACTCGTAACTGTTACTTCGTCGTCCGGAAGTTCAAGCACCATCTCTCGCTCTAGCTCTCTATAGGCTTTTGCGGCTTTTGGATCTAACTCAACGGGTATCTCGTGCATTATGCAGTCTGGAAGCTCTAAGTAGTCGCTAGCCTTCATGGATACGCATATGTCCGATATAGCGGACAGTATCGCCTCTTCCGACCCCTGCTTAACGCTGTACTTATAAACGATGCCGTTGTGCCTTGGTCCTGCATCAAAATACCTTTCTCGGAACCCTGCATACCTTGTGCCTAGCCTCGCACCCTCATCCAGGAGATACAGCTGTGCCCATAAGTCGGCCAGTCCGTTAGGTGAAGGCGTTCCCGTCAGCTCTACAATTCGCTTAATCCTTGGAGCCGTCGCTGATAGTGCCTTGAACCTCTTCGCTTTGTGACTCTTAAAGCTAGATGACTCGTCTATGACTACCATGTCAAACGGCCAATCATTCTTGTAAAAATCGACTAGCCACACAACATTTTCGCGGTTGATGATATAAATATCGGCTGTCTCGTAAAGTGCCCTTATTCGCTTTTTTTCGCTGCCTAGTACCCTGCTGATGCGTAGGCACTTCGTATGATCCCATTTGTCCTTTTCTTTCGACCATGTACCCTCTGCGACTTTCTTAGGTGCTATAACAAGCACCTTGGATACTGCGAAGCGGTTATACTTAAGCTCTTTGACGGCTGATAGCACTATCGAAGTTTTCCCAAGTCCCATATCTAAGAAGAGCCCTAGCCTAGGTGTATCAATAATGCGATTAATGCAGTGTCTCTGATAATCGTGTGGTGTATATTCCACCTCCTATCACCTCCCAAGTCTTCGCTCTAGCCTATATGCTGCTGTCTCTAGCCCAAACTCTAGGAAGAAGTCGCGAACTTCTGCGAGCCCATGCAGTACTCTTACCGTCTGCCCTAGTTCAGCAATCTGTCTGCACTGTAGCTCTTGTAGTCTTGATAACTTCCCTGTGTCCGTCTTAAGCTCGACAAACACTATCCGTCCATCGGGTAACATCACAATCCTATCTGGCACACCATCGTTTCCCGGGCTCGTAAACTTATATGCTTTGCCACCCGCTTTCTTTATTTCATCTCTGAATAATTTCTCGATATCTTTCTCAAGCATTTTTAGCCTCCGTGTTTTGTCAACTGACAACTCTATTACGCGTATATAAGATATAATTAGGCGATTTAGGTATATTAGGTAATATTAGGTACTCCTATTACTATCTATTTTTTAACTCTTATAGGTTTTTGGTTTACATAGTTTACTAATTGACTTAATAATTAATTTTTCAACGTTTTAGGTGTAAACTTGCCATGTAAACTTGACTGTAAACGGCTTTTTGCGGTTGACAAAACTCCGTAAACCGTTTTTGTTGTAAACCATAGCGGTATATCAGTTGGTTGACACGTTTTTGTAGCCTTTTTGTATGCCGTATGGACCACATCTCGTTGTTGACTTGACCTTTTCCCATCCTGGTATCTTCCTTAATACTCTTGCTATCTCGTTCCTATTTTGTGGTTTTAAGTACTTAATATCTCCGCCTAGGCACTCCGCCCATATCTGTGCTATACACACTCTGTCCATTGGCTCAAGGTCGCCCTCATATGCTACGTTACCGTTGAGGAACATCCTGCGCTCCTGCACCGTCATATCTAGCCAGTTAGTAGGCACCCTCGTCTCAAGGTAATCTCTTATATTGCCTTCAAGCGCAGAGTAGTCGCTGTGTTCGTCTTGCACTTCCATAGCTATTGCCTCTATCTCTCGAGGTAGGAAGAGCTTTTCACCTAATAGGTAGTAGGTATATGCCTCTGCCCATATCTGGTCGACTTCGCCTGGAAGATCATCCCATACCGATTTAGTTGGCTCATAGTCGCCTACATCAATAGGCCAAAATCTGCGATTTCCCGTGTCATCCTTAAGGAACTCAACCTCGTTCGATGTTCCGAAGAAAACGCATCTACGGGGATATCTAGCTGTCCTGCGCCCATATGGTGCGCGGTATATATCATCTACCTTAGATAGGAACTGCTTAACTGCGTTAACCTCTTGGCGGTTCATCGCGGTTAGCTCTCCGACCTCGACCACCCACACGCCTTGTATGAGCTCTGCTGCTTCCTTGCCTTCGAACGTGGTGAGTGAGTCACTGAACCATGCTTTACCTATAGTAGATAAGAACGTACTCTTACCTATTCCCTGTGGTCCTGCTAGTATCGGCATGTAGTCATACTTGACGAAATCCCGCATAGCTCTAGTTACTGCTGCGCATAATGACTTACGCATAATGGCCCTTGTGTATGGGTTATCCTCTGCGCCCAGGTAGTCGATAAGAAGTGTGTCTAATCTCTTCACTCCGTCCCACTTGAGACCCTTAAGATACTTCCTAACATCGTTGAACTTGTGCTTGCCCGATACGATTGTAAGTGCATTACTGAGTAAGTCTTTGCCCTTTATATCGTAGTAGAGCTCCATGTAGTTCGCGTAATTAGCATCGTCGTTATCCGTCCACGGTCTCTGATCAGTTCCGCTGTCCCATGGCAGCGCTCCTAGTACGACACCTTGGTTGGCGAACTCGTCAATAGCTATCTTGTCCTTAAGAAGTGGATCGTGCTCGAGTACAATCACCGCATTGTTGATGGTCCTCTTAATCTGTCCGCCCGCATCTAGTGCTAGCTTCGATATCCAGTCAGTGTCGATATCCTCATCAGCTATAGGTGAACTCTCCTCACTGAATGCCTCATTAGCTGCCTCGATGCGCTCTCTAGCCATTACATCGGTGACCGCCTTGTCATTAGCTGCTAGGGTCTTCATAGCAAGGAACGAGGGTAGCCTGTTCATTGGAGTACCCTCCTTCGCCTCGTCGTCTCTATCGCCGTACATGTGCAGTCTTATTAGGTCCCACGCGTTGACTAGCTGACCACTGCAAGGGTCCGTAGCGTGATGGGAGAAGAGGAAAAGGTCACCGTCGTAGATAACTGCACCGCCCGCTGTACTACCGCCTGTGTAGGTGTAGCGGTTAGTGTCCTCCGTAGGCTCATACATACCTGGTATGAACTTCTCCATAGCCTCCTGTATGGTGTAGGCTCTACAGAACGCACCAACTATGCCGTGCTTGGTAGTTGGGTCTTCTTGCTTCGCAAGGCGCCTTTTTTCAATCGCATCTGCGCCGGGTATCTGAGGCCACGATGATATGTCGTGCCAGTCATCGTATAAGGCAAGTATGCCCTTCCCGGAGCAGAACGCATTATCATATATCTCACACACGTACTGGCTATCACTTGAGCAGCTAGGCCAGTACATGAGACGAGATGCCTCGAACGTAGTCGGGTCGCAGTACACAAGCCCTATCATCTCGGCTAGCTTACGAGCGATAGGCTCGTACTCGTCTGCTGTTACTGTCTGGTCGAGTGGGATAATGACTCTTAACCTTGGTGAGTAGTCGCTGTGCTTACGTGTGCTGTAGACAGCAGCTGCACAGCCTAGTGACCCGACGCGCTTAAGTATGTCATTAGTACCGCCTCTAGGTACGTTGTCGAGGTCGAGAGTGACAAGGTCGCGCCCTGTCACTGCATCCGCCTTGCGGCGACCTCCTGCGAGGCTGCCGCCAACAAAACCTCCGACGTCTTTTAGTTCGTCTTGCTTGGCCTTGGTGTAACCAAGGTACTCCTGCAGTGTCTCCTTGGACTTAATCGGCGTCCGGAGCTTGTCGCAGTATTCCGACCACATTAGGCTGCCGGTTACCCAGTTAATGGATTTACGACTGCCTGCGGTCGCTATTGTAATTTTTCTATCGTTAATCATGAGTGTTAGTCCTTCATGTAGTAGTTTGATTCAAAGCCTGCGCCAGATAGTGGGAGCCCTTCCGCCCACGGTATCGGCTCAGAGAATATTGTGTTAACATCGTCTAGCTTGTCGCTTGGCTCCGCCTCAATGACGATCTCGTCGTGTATGTGCATAACTGGCTTGTAGCCAGCCTCGATACATCTATGCAGTGTTATCTCTAAGCAGTCTCTAGCGATTGCCTGGACAACGTTCTCTATGAGCTTGCCTCCGTATGTCTCCTGCGTTTCCCACTTCTTATTAGACTGGTTAATACCCTTGTACTCGATTGACGGGTGACCCCATCTGTTCGTACCGAGCCTAGGCGAGCAGTAGAAGAGCTTGCGCCCGGAGGGAAGTTCTATGGTGAAGTAGCTTAGGCCGTTGATGATGTCTAGTTCAGACCGTAATGTTAGTCCGTTAAGGTAAGTTGTATCGCCTGTATCTGTAGTGTGTATGGCGAGCTTGTTCATCCTGTCCCATAGCTGTACTATGTTAGGGTTAGCCGCACGCCACTTACTCACGATATCGGGAAGTTCTTCCTCCGGGATACCCATGTTAAGAGCCCCCATCTGTATGAGTGCATTAGAGCTACCTTGATAACCTAGTGCTAGTGTGGCAACCTTGCCCTTTTGTCTTAAGTCGCCGTTAATTCCGTGCTTCTCAACCGGCACACCGAACATCTGCGACGCGGTAGCGCAGTAGATATCACCACCTTTTTTAAATACATCTAGCACCCAGTTCTCGCCCGCTAGCCACGCTATTACACGAGCCTCTATGGCGCTAAAATCTGATACGATGAACTTCTTACCATCTGCTGGTATAAACGCTGTTCTAATCAGTTGTGAGAGTATGTCCGGAACATTTCCATATATCAGCTTGAGCCCTCTATAGTTCGATGCCTTTACAAGCTCCCTTGCCTCGTCTAATGTCTTAATGTAATTACGTGGTAAGTTCTGTACTTGTACTAGTCTTCCTGCCCACCTACCTGTGCGATTAGCTCCGTAGAACTGTAGTAGTCCCCTTACTCTTCCGTCCTTACCTCTTGCATCCGCCATCGCCTTGTACTTGGATACTGAGGACTTACCGAGTTTCTGCCTTAGCTCTAGCGCCTCTCGTACGTTCTCCGGAAGGTCTCCGTCTAATAGATCAGATACAGTATCTTTTCGAAGGTTATCTACATCGATACCTTGTGACTTGACCCACCCGAGTAACTGCGCATTAGAGCTAGGGTTAGACAGCCCCGTGATAGCCCTAGCCTCATCCACTAGCTCTGCTGTGCTCATATCATCTATAACGAGTGCGCCCTCTAGTAGGCGGTCATCTATCGCAACACCTCTCGAGTTAATGCCGATATCCTCCACCCATGCCGACCACGTTGCGTCCGGAACTGGATAAGGCTCTAACTTCTTGAGTATGCTACTCTCCGCCTCAACGTCTTGTCTGTTATACTCCTTGAACAGCTCCCACTTCTCGGGTGCGTGTTTAGGTAAGTTACGAGAGCGACTACCATTAGATTTAGTAGGCTTGCACGGCTTACAGAAGTAATTAATTAGTGCTTTGCCAGTTGATAGCTTTTGCTTATCTTCCGGAAGACCTATTGCCTTGCCTATCGCTTCTAGTCCTGCGGGATATCCGCAGTACAGACCGTGTATCATCGTGCAGCGCCACTGCTCTATTGGTGTAAAGTAACCGGCTCTATTAAGGCATATCCACTCGAATGCTGCGTTAAATGCGTGCTTGATAACAGATACATCAGTTAGAGCTGCAACTATGTGAGCGGGTATCTTTTCACCGGACACAAGGTCGATAACCTTAGTAGGCTGTGCGTCCTCTTTATAGGCAAAGAGGAGGACTTCAAAGTCCTCACTCTCTGCATACTTGTGAGCACCCGCCTTGCTGATGTCAACGCTACTATATGTCTCTATATCAATACTTAGGTGCTTCATGTTGTCTCCTTAAAATGGTACGTTATCTACTGGCTGGCCAGTGATAGGGTTAACTTGTGGCTGAGCCTGTTGCGGTGCGCCGAATGCCTGTGCTGCTGATGGTGCTGCTCCACCTAGTGCCTCTCCATCTCTTAACTTCTGAACTGGTCCGAGTGAGCAACCTACGCCCTTCTTACCGTTGAAGTTATAAGGGAAGAACTCTACATTGACTCTTGCGTAGCATCCGCTGTACACCTCGCTGTGGTTGATGATTGGATTGCCCATTGCATCTACTACTTCTGGTGGATAATCAGCGCTAGATCTAGCACTGAATACCCAGTGTCCCTTGCACTCCTGTGGGAATGGTGTACCGTCCTGCTTAACTCCGTCGCCGTCCCATATAGGTGTAGGTACTACTGGCGGTACCACTCCGTTGTAGCATCCGCTAGACCCCTTCTGCTTTGCTGCTTCGATTGCTGCGTCAATGCGTCCCTTAGTAGCAGTATCTGTCTTTGGAAGAAGTACAGTAACGCTGTACTTTGGTTCCTGTCCTTCAATGTTCGAGTAAGGCTTGAATAGGTGTGCGTATGATAGTCTTACTTCTCCAGTTGTTACGTTTGTCATGTCTCCGATTGCCATTGTTTCTTTTCCTTTCTCAATTTCGTATGCATAATCGTTCAGATAATCTCTGCCCAAACTCATATGTATACCTCCGTTACTTAAACGCCTCATTGGCTGAAATCTTATTAGTGATAGCTTCTCTTTTATCTGTACTTGGCACGAGTGTAGGCTTGCCGGAGTTCTTAACTACATACTCTCCTGCTACATCTGCGAAGTGAGCCTTGCCCATTAACTTCTCCACTTGTGCCAATGTCAGAGGCTTGCGTTCATACAGCATTGCCTCGTTAGTACCCTCTTCAATAATTGCCTCGAACGCAGCATCCATATCAGTCCACGATCTCGAGCCTCTACCTTCAACTGCCTTGTAGCCGTCTACATCTCTGCCTGCTAGACACTCAGCTAGCGCATAGTCTTGTAGTTCTGATAGCCACTTGGCTACATCTTCGCCCTTACGTAGGTACTCGCCTACTTCCTCATTAGTGATAAGAGGTGGCTTCTTGTCTATCTCGAATGCGAGCTCTATGTTCTTATCGGCTCTTGCTCTGCACTGCTGCCTCGCTCTGCAGAATCTGCACCAATCACCCGGTGTCTGTTCACCGTCGCCCTTGATAGCTATGTCCGCATAGTGCTTGACCTTATCTCCGAACTTAATTAGTTCCTCAACTGTGAATTCACTACTATTGGTGTTGTCGATTCTAGGCTGTACAATGCTTATCTTGACCGTATCGATAGCGAATAACATCTTGTATGCCTCGAGTGCTCCTAGTGCGTATATCATGAGCTGTGGGTTATTCTCTGCGGATACAGGTACGCCCTTGCCATACTTAAGGTCGATAATGTGTAGTGTCCTCTCTCCTATCATTACGCAGTCGGCTGTGCCGAACCCATCGGGTATGTATGCGGTTAGATCAAGTCTCTTCTCGATAGCGATGTAAGGCGACTTCTCAAACTCCATAGCCGACTTGCGAACGTACGCAACGTAGTCGTCTGTATATCCGTCCATTTCCGGCTGATAGAGTTCATCCTTCTTAATCTTGTTAAGTGCCCTAGTCAGCTTCGCCTTGCGGTAGTCCTGCGTATTGAATAGGTGCTGTAACTTCGCCTCTGCCATCTCGTGGGCGAGTGTGCCCTCCTTCGCAGCCTCTGATGTCGTGTCCGGAAACTGTGACTCTAGCACTGCACTAGGTGTACAGTTCATCCATCTGTGTGCGCCACTTGCTGATAGTAGCGCATGTGCTCTGTCCTTGTGCCCTGCCATTAGATGTCCGCTCCTAACTGTCTTAACTCGAGTGCGAATGCTCCGAACTTATCCGGTGTAAGCTCTGGTAGAGTAGCTACTCCGAGCTTATTAAGTACCCCAGCAATTGCGTCCATCGATACCCCCTTATCCATCAATCCGATTGCTGCCTTCTGTAGCTCGTCTGCTGTGTAGCTCTTAGCTTCCGTAGGTATTGATGAGGTCTGCGGAGTAGAGTCGTCTGTAGCTCCACCACCTGGTGTCCATGTAGGTGTGGTGCTCTCTGGCATTGGTGCCTGCGTTGGTGTCTCAATAGGCATTGAGCTTGCACAGTCCGTGCTAGGTGCTTGTGGTAACTCCTCCGCTGGCTCTGCACTCGCCTTGCTGTGTGTCTTAAGTGACTCGGCAAGCGCCTTAAGAGTTCCGTTCTTTGTCACTTCGATAGCTTCTTCTGCGTTCATTTGTAGTATTAATTCCATTCTTAGCCTCCTTAATCGCTTTTTGAAATTCTTTAATTTTTTTTGCGTCGCCGTAGCTCCGCTTAATAACAACCTTCATAACCGCCACCTAATCTACTAGTGGCATTACATCGTCCGGATCATCTATGTATCTATTGATGATTGCGTCCATCTCTTCATCCGTTGGCTCTTTGTCAAGCCATGGGTCGTGCCAGTCGCACTCTGCTCTAGGACGAGTTTTGTCTTCGCCTAGAATGTCCTTGAAGAAGTGATACAGTCTTCCGTGTTTTTCATGTTTAGGTTCGAGTCCTAAGTTATTCATTGTTCACCTCCATAATCTTCTCTAACTCTCTTAGGTCGTCTTCGTACTGATTCAGCGCCGACCTTAGTAGGTGCTCGTCACCTATGTATCGGTCGCCCTCAGCCTCTTCAGCTTTGTCTTTTATTAATCCTGTAACCGACTCCAGGTAAGCCCTTGCGTAGCCGTATATGCGTTCTTTATCTAGCATCATCGTCCACCTTTAACAGCCTTTCTAAAGCAATTGGGTCATACGCCCTCTCTAGCTCTAATTCCCTCTCTAACTCTTCGCTGTACACCATGTATCGGTGTAACTCTGTAAGGATTATCGTGATGCCTACTAGCACCATTCCAATTACAAATGTCTTAATTATCATTAGTTGCCTCCTCTAACGGCCATGTAAGTTGCATCCACGCAACAACTTCTGTAACTCTTCGATTTGAAAATGATAGATGCAACCACGCGTCCTCCTCGAACACGTCCAGCCACACTCTTGTCCCGTCTGTGACTATCACCACCTCTTTATAAGGAGGTAGATTTTCAACAACATTAGGCGCGGGATCTTCTGCAGATAACTTGCCAAACACTAGTCTGTTCCATTTTGGACAGTCATTAATCGTCTTATCTTTCATCTGTCGCCTCCTTACCTCGCCCCTAGCATGTAGAGGAACAGCCATAGTGCTGGTATCAATCCTGCAATGCTAATACACCCGATTAGCTCCTGCCGTGGTGTGTTGCCGTTTTCCTCGCACGCATCTAGCAGTGCGTCCTTAACTGAATCAAACATTTTCATACCTCATAAGCTCCTTGTAGCTCTTATCTATCTTTGCAATGTCTAGCCCTGCTAGTTCAAATAAGATATCTTTATCAATCAGTCCTGGAATATCTGAGTAGATTCTTTCATTCCTCTCTGACATTACCTCTAGTACAACTCTCTTAATCTTTCCCGCTGTGCTTGGTGAACAGTCAAAAAGTTCCTTGATATCCTTAGTCATTAGATATGTGTTGTTGTGGTATATATCGTGTGCAGCCTTGGTCGAGGCTCTTACACGAGGAAATCTTGTGTTGTTCATAGTGTGCCTCCTTGATAATGTGTTGTGATATACTCACCTCGAAAGGGGGTGATAAAATGTCGAAGTCAAAGGTTACTTCTAAACGCGCAGCATCGGCTGCATCTAAAGTGTTAAGAGACGGTCGCACGAGCAAGTCATCTAAGACTGCTGCGGGCTCTGCTCTTTCTCAAAGACCATCCAAGAAGAAATAGTCCGATTCGTGGTCAGAAAGTCGTACAGTGAGCGTGCAAGCATCTGTACGGCTTTTTCTTTTAAGTCCATGTCTAGAGCTTCTGATATACCGTGTATAACTTCGTGCAATAACACTTCTTTCTTTTTTGCCTCCGGAAGCGATTTTCGGATGTATATAATCTGGTTATCGTGATCAATCATCCCGTTAAGCAAATCGCTTTTACTAATTTCGTCTACAACCTCTATGGTGTGTACTTGCCCCAGTATTTTTAGCGATTCCATGTACTCCTCCTTTCTGGCGCGTTTTATAAACTTAAAGTTCACATTTCGTGTACTTATTTGCTAAAAAAAATAAACTGTACTGTGCGATTGTAATAATCAGCAATCTTTCTTTTCATTGAGTCCCTCGGAATTCTAACTCCCTGCTCGTAAGAAGCGTAGGTAGATACAGGAATACCAAGGGCTTCTGCAACTTGTTCTTGAGACTTATCTCCTCTCAATGTTCGCATTTTGTCACCTGCTGATAAAGCCATATGTAGTCCTCCTTTCTAAAAAACATCTATATTTAGTATTTTTTCTAAAGCTTTTTGTGCTATGTCTAAATAGTACACGTATTGTGTACACATGTCAACACATTTTGTGTATTTTTATATTGAAATAATTCACACAACGTGATTTAATGCATTTACGGAGGATTAATCGATATGGACTTCAAAGAAAGATTAAGGGAATTAAGACAAATGCGAGGATATTCCCAAGAAGAATTAGCAAAACAACTAGGTTTATCTAAAAGCGCAATAAGTATGTATGAAAGAGGTGCTCGGACTCCAGATTTTGAAACAATGGAGTTATTAGCCGATTTCTTTAATGTTGATATGAATTATATTTTGGGTAAAGAAATAGGCTCTACCTACTACATCAAACCCGAAGCGGCAGAAGCAGCAAAAGAGCTTTATGAGCGAGACGAGCTCCGTGTGCTGTTCGACGCAGCAAGAGATGTATCAGAGGAAGATATAAGATACGTAGCAACTCTATTGGAGAAACTAAAGAAGAAGGAAGGTAAGTAATCGTGGATGAATTATACAGGGTTGCTTATGTCGATTTGCCCTGTAAAGTTCACGGATTAACGGCCTATTATTATGAGGATGGTCAAGCATTCTACACCGTGTTCGTAAACGCAGGGGACTCGATAGAACGACAACAAAAAACACTACAACATGAACTAGAACACATAAGGAATGGCGACCTATGCACTATGCTATCTGTACAAGATCTAGAGATATTAAGGCATAATCTGATATAGTCTATAAAGGGTACCAGGGACGTATCAAGAAAGGACGTATTATGAAAAAACTAATCACCGTCGCGCTAGCTATTACTCTCATGTTATCTGTTGCAATCGGACTGACTGGGTGTGGCGGAAAGAAAACTGAAGCTAAAAAGAAGCCATATAATCTTGGTGGCGAATGGAAGCAAGTTGACGGAGACAAAGACGGATGGCAACAGGCGACCGTTACAGATGACACAATCGAGATCTATTGGATGAGCGAAGACACAAAGGCTCTATATTGGTCTGGAACGTACGAAAAACCAACCAAGTATACAAAGGTCTACAAGTGGACTTCAACGGCCAACAAGGAAAAGAACGAAAGCGCCTTAATGGCATCCCAGGATGGTACAAAAGAGTTCTCTTACGACGGCAAGTATATTACCTATAAGGCATCTGCACTAGGCGTGGAGAAGAAGATGAAACTTGAGAAAGTAAAGAAGTAATTAAATAAAAAATCGCCCCTACGGCAATAGGAGCGATTCGGAGCTATTGATGTAATCACCAATAACACAACACAATATCAATTAGAAGTATATCAGTAGCGCCCATATATTACAACTAAGATGTGAAAATAGTTGTTATTAGGGCGTTTTTAGTGCAAAAATATACGAAATTTACGGAGGTTATCATGCCTATATATAAAACCGGGGATAAAAAAGACGGATTAACAAAATATAAGGTCCGTGTTAATTATACAGATGATAGCGGTAAGGCTCATTCCCTTACTCGCGTTGCGTATGGGCTTGATGCCGCCAAGACACTTGAGGCTCAGTTGCAAAAATCTGATCACGCTCCTTCAAGCACAATTACGGTTCCAGAGTTAATAGATCTATACATAGAAGATAAAAGACACGAACTCCGAGAGAGCACGTTAGATAAAAATAGTCGCGTCCTCAATAGATATGTGCGCCCTTTGGATATAAGGATAAACAAGTTGAATCTCCAGTCTCTGACAGAATGGAAGAGAGGTATAGGCGACCTAGACTTAAAGCACAGAAGCAAGTCCAATATATACACAGTATTCAAGTCATTGCTTAACTGGGCTGTTCAGAATGAATATTTGCAGAGCAACCCACTAGCAAAAGTGCCAAACTTCCGTGATGCTTATGAGCATAAAGAAGAGTTGCACTATTACACACCAGAAGAGTATATCCGCTATGCCTCTTCAGCATGGAATATTGCAGTTGAGATAGACTTTTACGACTTCTATGTATTCTTTGCCATCGCTTACTATACCGGGGCTAGAAAAGGCGAAATACACGCTCTGCGTTGGCATGATTTAAGGAATAACTCTATACATATTACAAAGAGCATTACGCAGAAGCTGCAAGGCGCAGACAGAGAGACCCCGCCAAAGAATAAATCTAGTAATAGAGTTGTGCAGCTGCCGGAGCCTTTAGTTGAAATACTGAAAGAACACAAAGAACGAGGCAAGGAATATAAAGGATTTAGCGACGATTATTATATTTGTGGTGGCATCCGACCACTCCGAGATTCCACATTATCAAAAATGAACTTCCGTATTGCAGACGATGCTAGACTTCACCATATACGCATACATGACTTTCGTCACAGCCATGCCTCGTTACTAGCCAATAACGGTGTTAATATTTTAGAAATAAGTCGTAGGCTTGGACACAGTAACATAGAGCAGACGCTCAATACTTATAGCCACTTCTACCCCCAGGAAGAAGACAAGGCTTTATCTATTCTTAATAAAATTCGTGTATAA